ATAGGCTTATATTTAACATCACAACGTTTCTTAGCAAAACTAAGTGATGAAGTTTCATCATCTAGCAAATCCTTACTAGATAAAGAATCACAATCACGTTGATATTCGGATACACCTTTCATCGGAACACTATTCCCAACATAAAGTTCATTAATCGTAATGTGTGAAATATTTACATTAAAATGAACAGACTCACTCTTAAAAGACTCAAGTTGTAATTGCACCTTAATCCATTCCCACCAAGTTTGTTTCGGTGGTGGGGGTAGCAAACTCTGAGGAAGAGAATCAAATTCTTCAAGTCTATGTTCAGCAAGCAATTCTTCCTTACTTGCCTTAAGATTAGCCAGAAAAACTTCTGGACTATCATTATTCTTTTGCTCCATTTTAAGAAACATTTCAACATCCCAATTTAAGGTTTCAGAAATAAAAACAGATCTTTCAAATGATTCTGACCGGAAGGAGTCCCAATAGGGATCATTAAACGAAGTTATCGCACCATTCTCAGGATCAATATCATGAGAAAAATTCGCATTATCAAACAGCGGATCAAAAAGCTGTTCAAATGCTTCATTATGATCAGCATCAGGATCCGCAAGAATTTCATTAAATTTACAAATTTGATCACGCGTATAATACCCATCTAAATGTAAAAATACAATACTATCTAGCATACACGCAAGAGATATACGTAAGGCTTCAATATTCATTGGGAAGAAAATTCTCCTTGATCCAAATTGAAATTCATCTGGAAAAAAGAGAATAATAAAATTCTCACAAATGAACATTCCAATAAAAGAAACATATTTTGTATATTCCTTAAGTATATTAGAACACGAAAGATATGTCTCAGCATGTTTCCTATCCATAATTGCCTCACTCTTAAAAGACTCTAGTTGAAATTGAATCTTCATCCAATCCCACCAGGTCTGTTTAGACTTCAACAATATCTGAGCATCCTGATCAAGGACTTCGGATTTAAAAGAAGGTTTCGAAAACCAACCCGTACTCCGAGTCCAAAAATTATCTTCTGGGAAAGCCAAATTGACCATATCCACTAGGTTCCTCTGCTCAACATTGTGTCTATCAAATTCACATTTCAAATAATCTAGACATTCCTCAAATGTTAAACTAGCTATCTTCCGAGGTCCTCTAGTACCATCAGTATAATAACCTTCTATCACACCATTCTTATCCGCTTTCTCCACCCACGAAGCACGAGTATAATTATCAAACATCCATGCAGTAGTATCAAACGAAGATTGGAATGGACGCGTCTTAGTAACAACCAGTCGATGCCATCTCCTCATAAGAGATTCGGGACATTCA